CCACATTAGGACTTTAAGCGTTTCCAGCCTGCCTTTGATCACCGTAAGGATTTATGTCAAAGTTTACTGAAGCGTACGCTACTCGACGCTCTTGTCGAGCTTACCGTTCCCGTCTCTGTGAGACAATTTGGAAAGCGGTAGCTACTTGGAAATACCTCTACAACAGCGAGGCACCGAAGTTCGAGCCAACTTCAGTTACATGTGTCGACCTTTGTGGGGAAACGAAGCGCTATCTGCAAAACTGTCCTGCCGTGGACAGTGAAGCAGAGTTTGCGTGGAATTCAATCAAGAAGCTACAACCGGCTTCATGCCGGTGTATGGAAGCTCCTTTGCTTTCATCCGTCGCTAACCATTTCCGGTCTCCACCCCCCTCCCTTCCTCGCGGTTACATCACATTTGCGCGAAAGATCGTTCGAAGCCTGTTCCCTCACGGGTGGGACTCCGGATCTTACGAATCTTGTGTGCTTGCAACCGATCCTTCTTTGTCAGCATGTTTGGAAAATCGTCGCAGTGCTGGCGGGCTTCACGGGTTCGTGTCTAACACGGAGCCCTATCCTGGTCGCTTTCGACATCATGAGTTCCTGACTACCTGTTTGGACGGGGCAACCCGTCCTCTCAGCGTCTCTTCGGCTCTCACTGTCGTTCAAAGCGCGGGCAAGCCCCGCCCACTGAGCAAGTTCTCGGCGGACGCGATACACTTGAAACCGCTCCACGGGGCGATTTATGATAGGCTATCGCGCGAGAAGTGGCTCTGCCGCGGTGACTTTACTACTGACGTTCTACAGCGCGCTGGTTTTTCTTATGTTGAAGGCGAAACACTTACTTCTGGGGATTATAAGAGCGCCACCGACAATCTCTCCATAGAGGTTGCCGAGGCGATCCTTGACGAGTTGCTGAGGTCCACGGTCTCTGTGCCGGGATCCATGAAAGCATACGCCATGGGTATCTTACGTCCCCAGTTGTATTCGCTTGAGCACGGTATAGAAGAGTTTGTTCCTTCGAGAGGTCAAATGATGGGTTCCTTTTTGTCTTTCCCTCTGCTTTGCTTGCAGAATAGAATCGCTTTCTTGTATGCAGGCGAATCCGCGGGGATCGACAATTCGGAGTTTCCGTGTTTGATTAATGGAGATGACATACTATTTAGATCTGGCCCGCACTTCAGTGCGCGTTGGATGGACGTAGTAGGTTCACTCTCCTTAGAGGTGGAAAAGACAAAGACTTCCGTTTCAC